GTCTTTTATTGACCAATATGAAGCAGAAGGTAAAGCTTTATTATTTAAATAAACTGAACTAGTTTGAAATGATCTAGCTGGGAATTTATCTCTAACATTTATTATGAAGCGTTGTATTGAATCTTGTTGGAATTCACCTTTGTTATTACCTAATGAAGGAACAAATAAGTCATTTGTAACAACGGATAATGATCCTGTACTATATGATGAATCATCCCATCTAATCTCAAGACATGGAGGATAAATAGTATGTGTATTTCCTGAAAAATATTTTGTTTCAAATTTAGATGCTGATGGATTAAATTCAATAGATGAAGAATTTTTAATAATGAATCCTTCATTAGAGATTGAACTACTATACCAAGCATTAACAGTATTGCTTACTTTAAATTCAATATCTTTAGAAGTTGAATATGTAAAAGATTGAGTAGCTTGGTATTGAGAACCTGTATACCATAATCCACCACCTAAAGTACCTGCAGATCTGTATGAACCTGTAGTGCCTGTAGGAATAGTACCGTTAATCCACCACGGAGTAGACCCGTCAATCCCATTTCTATATTGCCAACTAACACCATCAGTAATGGTAGGAACATTACCTAATCTACCCGTACCCATATTCCAACTTCCTGAAAGAGGATGGCAATGGAATGTATAGTCTAGAGGTAATGTAGATGTATTTGCTAAATAGAGTTTAAGATAAGAATCATATGCTTTACCCTTTACTTTATTAGCAATAATGTCTTGTATTTGATTAGTAGGAAACTTAACAACGCCACGTGATACTTCATCGGTGCTGTTGATAGTATAAAATGTGCTAATTTCTATAATTTCATCTAATCCAGTATTTAATGTTGGGTAGAATGAATACAGAGTAGCACTTTTTTCAGGGAATATTTTATAGATTGCCATAGTTAGTAATTGCTATATATAAATATGTTAACCACCAAACTATTTTATGCTAATAAAGTATGATATTCTTTAAAATGTTTGATACGATCAGCTAAACCGATAGTACCACCATTAACACGTTTAGTAATTGATGTAACAACTGCATCAGTTGCACCACCATCAGCCATAATATGCAATTTATTTTTATTAAAGAACCAAGCGGCTGACAATAATGCATATTTTTCTGCTACCCATGTTGGATTAGCAGCAATATCTTCATTTATCGATTTACCAAATGCTGTATAATTGTCTTTACCTGTTAATTGAATATAACCACGACCACAGAATTTAGCACCTTCACCTGATGCTTCAGGTCCGTTACCCATTCTACCACCATAAACTTTATTAGCAATTTTTTCTGGTTTGCGCTCGTATTGTTTAGCTAATGCTTCTGTTGGAAAGTATTTTTTAAATATACCCATTAATCCTTTAGCACTATAATTTAAATTTTCTTTAGTTAAACGGAATCCACCAGATTCGTGACCACATTGAGCTAAGAAATGAGATAAACGTAATGGAGTATTGATTTGGAATTTTTCCATTACAGCAGGGATTTGAGCTATTACAGCATCAGGAACATGTCCTTTTAATTTTTCTAAGTTCATATTTTTAATTTTTAGTATGTAACAATTCTGCCTTGTATATCACTATTAGGGTATCTAATTTCAAATATTGAAGGATCTGCTGATGGATATACATTTCCACTTCTAGTAGCCCCAGGAATATCATAAGCATATTCTGAGTATGTTGTACCTGATGGGTCTTGTTTATTAGTTATTTCAAGTTTAACTACTGATTGTACTCCTTTTACTTGTAAAAGAGTAGTCATTATTTCAGATATAATAATTGGTTGATTTATTTGCCACTTTTCAATATTAAATTGGTTTTGTAAGGCCGTTATACAGTTAGATATTATTGTTTGGTTATTAAATCCACTAATTATAGTGATATCAAAATTTATTCCAATATTAATATAGAAAGCACTTTTAATATTAATAGCATCAGTAACCATTCTATATTCATTCAAATATATTGCTAAATTTTGCTTTAATGTAGTTGTAGCTATATCTAATTGTTTATTAGGATTATAAGCTAAAACATACATATCTAAAGATAAAGGATTAGAAGCTGGGGTTGATGAAAGAGATGGTTGTAAGTTCTGGTTTAAGTCTTGAGTGACATATACTTTAGATATACTACCATAATCCGATGGTAAAGATAATGCTCTAATTATATAATCATTTTTAGTTACAGCACGTAGTTGAGAAGAATAAGAATACAAAGCATTATTTCTTATTTCTTCAATTTCATCTCCACTTCTACCTCCTGAGGAAGGATCAGGGTTTGTTGAGATTACACTATTTTTAATAGTTTGAGATAAACCACCTGAGTATCCTGATTTAAAAGCTAGTCCTGAAAGATCTATAGTTGTTAAATCATTAGAAGGTATATTTGAGGTTATACCCCCACCTACTAAATATCTTACTGTTAAAGTAGTATTTGAAGGAGCTAAACCATACTCTTGAGTATAGAATATAGAAGCTTGGTTGTAATTACTTAATAAATTAGATACACCTGGTACTAATCCTAATCTGATATTATCTGGTGTTGGTATTATATTTTCATCAGACTTATTAGAAACACCTGCTCCAAATTCTAATTGTAAAGTACCATCAGATAAAATTCTTGATATAAATCTACGAGGTACACGTTTTAAAGATAATAAATAAGGTACACTATCTGTAGTAGATGTTGGATTAGATACTTTATCAAATATAGAAGACTGAGCTAAGTAAGGTACTTCATACCACTTATTACCATCACTATCTGTTATGTCTAATATTTGTAATATATTATTATCACTTATGCTAACATTAGAAAACTTTTGAGGAGTAGTAAAACTAAAAGTAGTAGATTTTATCTCAGCTGATATGGATGGTACTGATTTTTTAACCAAAAAATAGTCAGTATCGTAAAATGTTATCTCAGCACTTCCTGTATCACTAAAATCAACTTGAGCTGTTGTTAAAAATTTAGTAGCTGTAGATCTTGATGATATTGTTGTATTTGAAGGAACTATTAATCCATAAGATGTATCAGGTATGGATACTCCATCAACTACGATACTAGGCATAAGTTGAAATATATCAACTGTAGCAGAAGATGCATAAGATGCTTTAGGACGATATCCTAGAGCATAAGACATAGCATATAAGTTTTCTTTTTCTTTAGAGTATAATAAAAAGTTTTCTTGAACTTGATTGTCAAGATAAAATGACATTACATCACCAACATAAGATGCCATTTCAATAAACATAGCTCCAGGGTTAGCATCTGAAAAGTCATTGTATGATGTTGGAAAATAGGTTTTAGCGTAATTTATAAGATTTGCTTTAAAATCGCTAAAGCCTTTATTTAAATATGATATATTTTTTTCTTGAGCCATTATTATATGAATTGTACTGTTATTTGATCAGGGGTGTTGGAAATTGCTAAACGATAATTTATAGTTACATCTAAAGTATTATAATCAATATCAGGAATAACTGATACTTCTCCTAATATTACTTCAGGAACAAAAATACTAATAGCGTCTATTATTTTAAGTTTTAATAGTTCTGTACTTGAATCAGTTATATTATCGAATAATGATTTTCTTATATCAGCACCAAATTCCGGATTCATTATACGTTCACCTTTATCTGTTAGTAATAAATTAATCAAATTTGATTTAATTTGATCTTTAGTACTATATGTTTTATTAAAAACACCAGGAGCATTAAAAGGTAAAGATACCCCAATTACAATATTCTTTTGTAAATCTAACGGATTTACACGTATTGTTTGAGGTATTGGCATACTATCCTAAATTTTTAAGACCCGCTTTTTCTTGCGGTGTCATATTATTTGCAGAGTCAACTAAAAAAGCTAAATATGGATTAACAGGCTCTCCTGTTTCATCATTAACTTGATCACGTATAACCTCTAAAGGCACACTTGATTGGTATTGTGGTTGAGGAGACATGCCGAACATTGTACCCATCTTTTCTGCTAACTGACTGCGTATAGCAGGATTAGCGGGTTGTACATCAGTACTAGTGAAATTCATTGTTTTATTTTCACGTAATACTTTTTTGTCTTGTTTAGCCATGTGCTCTTCAAGAATGTATGGTAATTCTTCATGAATAGCATCAACTACTGCTTCCTTAATTAATTTTTTAAATGCTTTAATGTTCATAATTATAAATATTTTATCCTTGTAAATTTTGTTGGTCAATAACCAACTTTAATTGAGTAACTAATTGTGTTGGGTTTAACGTAAATGAATAATCACTTTTTATTCGTTCTATATTTTTAGTATCAACAGCTACAACATAATGACGTTTATTACCTTTTACTGTAAATTTAGGGTCATTTTCCTCCCTAGTAAAGAATGTAAATCCTTTATATGCTCCTAAATTTGAAGATGGTGGGGTAATTTGATTAGCAAGCCCTGAAAGATTTAATAAATTTGAATTATTTAATATGTTTTGCAATATATTTGAATCAGCATTTGGGTTTTGTGATGCTAATAAACCTAATATAGCATCAGAATTACGCAATCTATTAGCATAATCTTCATCTGATTCTCCAGATAAACGGGTTATACCAGAAGATGTAGGATCATTACCAGAATATTTAATTTGGTTTAGGTAGTCAAATAAATCAACATCACTTAATAAATCTAATGTTTTTGCTTCCAAATTAGTGTTTATATCACGTAATTGTCTTTTTAAATCTTCTAAAATAAAAATAGCTCCCTGCAATATAGGAATTATTATACATAAAGCTGATGAGATACCATCTAAAATATTTTTTGCTTTTGTATATAATATAGTTACTGGTTTGGAAAGAATACCAAGAGGAGACGCAACTGGTATTAATTCTAATACTCTTGCTAGTACACTAAATACTTGTAATATTGTGTTTATAGTATTTAATACTTTTAAGGCAGCTTGAATCTTACGTTCTTGTTGATTAATTTTGTTAATGCATCCATTTCTAGCTACTCTAGCTTGGTTTATTTGGTCTATTGTAGTTGCTGCATCTATTATTTCATTTGTTTTATCAACTAATTCTTGAAGATTAGCATTATCAGATATAACTTTAATTAATTCTTGAGTTAATAAACTAGAAGTAGTTACTACTATAGTTTTAGTTATATTTAAAGCTAATTGTCTTAATTTTTGACTATCTGCTAAAGATTTTAATTGGTTTTTAAAGTTCTTTTTATCATTTACATCTTTTTTAAACTTAGTAATATCTTCTTTTAATTTTTTATAAGGATCAAGAATTATATTCTGCAATCTATCTTGCAATCCTTTTAATCTTGCATCAACAACAACTTTAGCAGCATCATAACTAGCATTTTCTGCTGCTATATTATCTCTTACTTCCTCTGGAGTTAATTCAGGAGGTAATGTAATTTGAGTACCAAAACCATCATATGTGTTTTTAGAAATACCTTTAGAAGCTATTTCTACCAATTTATTAACATGATTAACTTCTAATTTAATCTTATCTCCAATAGTTTTTTCAATTTCATCTTTTAATTTCCCTACAATACCTAATACAGCCCCAACAACTTGTTTCTTAGCATTATTAGCTATTTGTTCTCCAAATGATTTTGGATTTTGTACTTGAGATAAAGTATTACTTATATCATTTGGTATAAGTAAAGATACATTGGATTTTGTATCACCCTCCGTAGATGAAGCTGTATTACTGTTATTTCCATTACTACTAGAAACATCACCACCTAAATTTTCGGCCACGGTATCACCAGGTAATTTTTGCATTATATAGTATAAGTTGATTTAGATGATAATTTTTCAATATTAACATAAAAACGAGAAAGATTGGTATTAAGTTCAGCAGCAGCCGCTTGTACATCAGCTAAAGGACTTCCTTGAGGGGTAGAAGCAGCAGCAGTAAGTTTAATAGCAAATATATCTAAAACTTTTAATAAATCTAAAAGATATTTTTTAGTTTGATTTCCTAATAATAATGGTTCTGATGGTAATCCATTTCCAAAAGATGTGCCTAAAAATATTTTTGGCTTAAGATTTAATGGAGATGATTGTATTGGATTTTCTTCTTTTACATTTAAATGTATATATTCACCTGCATTTAAATTAATTATATCCGTTGTACTTAATTCAATATTAGATTTTGCAAATATCATTACATCATCTTTTTTAGAATTTAATACTACTCTATCTGCGTTTATTATTACTTGAGGGTTTTGATAATAATTAAACATTGGCATAGTAAAAGGATTAATAGGATCTTTTACATTAATTTTTAAAGGAATACTTTGGTAAGAAGTTAAGTAAATAGAAGCACCTTCTTCATTTATTTTTTCAAGATAAAAATCTTGATCTTTATTGTAATTATGAGCATTAGAAATAATAACAATAGGATCACCTTCTTTTCCTAATGTACTCCATTCATTTTTATCTGAAGCTGATCTTACAGTACTACCAAATCGAATTGAATTTCCTCTTCTACCTTGTATTATATAATCACCTTCAAAACTTAATAAATTTCTAACTATAGGATTTTCAATAAAAGTTTTACCTAAAGAAGTATTTGTAGCCGTTGTTAAAGAGTTAGTTTGTTTATCGCCCCATAAATTAATAGAGGTAAGATAATATTTCTGAGTTGAATTGGAAGAGATTTGAGCTGCTGGGGATGGTAGATCTAAAATATATATTAATTCACCTAATAAGGGGTAATGGCTAATATTAGGTAATAATGGTTTTGCTATTTCACAAGTATCAAGAAAATTATCTGTATTATCTCCAGGAGTATTTTTAGCATTATCATAATCAATAAACAATACACTTCCCATCCCTCCATATTCACCTGCTCTACTAAATTGCTTTGGTGTAGGTGAGTTTTTAGTTGTTACAACACCATACACTTTACCAGCTTTTAAAGAGGATTTTTGAGAAGGAAGACTCATAGGTCTACTTATACCTGCTGTTAATGAACCAACCCCTGTTTTAATCGATAAAGACATTACTTAATATTTTCGTATTGTAATTGTTGAGTTTGAGGTGCTTGTTCTAATAACTTTTTACCTTCATCTTGAATTTCTTTTTGTTCCGCTAATAATGCTTCAATTTCACTCATATCAATTAATGAATCTGCTGATGAACTATTAGAAGAAGCGGCACGTTGTGCTATAGCTGCCATTTTAATTAGCTGCTCATTATTCTTTACATTAACATCTATCAAATCTTTAACGGTAGGCATTAACATTACTGCAGAACCCGCGTTAGATGTTGCCATTGGTTTCATAGTATCAATAAACTCTCCAATTTGTTTATCAATATCTTTATTATTCTTGTGGATTTTTTTAAATAAATCCGATAAAGACATACCATCAAATACAGTTACATCATCAAAATTAGCCATAAAATGCGTTTACGTATAAATATAAGTAATTAAATCTTTATATACCCGTGCTCATAATACTCATTGTATAAACGAGTACGTAGTATATCTAATTTTTTAATAATTTTAGTTATCTGAGGAGTGGATACATCAGTCATTTCGCGAATATAGATGTATAAAGCTTTTTTATTAAATATTTCTAATGTTTCACGTTTACGAAATAATTCAATAATAGCATCGGCTGTCTGAGCATCATGATGTTTAGGGAATAGGGTATGAATGTGCTTATCAATATACTTTATATACTGGTTGATAAATAGGTTTGGTGAATGCATTTCATCAATAGCATCCATTGATTCATGTAGTTGAGATTTATCTTCATCAATTTCCTCTACATCAGCCTTTTCTTGTAATTTCTTATAATTATTCTCGTTATATACAATTAAATAACGTTTAGCAATAGTACCAAAGTAACTAAATGCTTTACCTTTCTCAGCCTTATATAAATGGAGTTTTTCAAGAAGAAATGTAATTACCTCATGCTTTAATTCTTCAATTGTATCAGTATCAGTATAATAAAACTTAAACGTGTGAATAATATTCTCGGCTAATTTATAAAAACCATACTTAATACGGTCATTATATATACGATTACGCTCAGCCATATCTACAGTAATAAGATACTCAACAATAGCATCCTCAGTATCTTGAGTAAAATATATTCTAGGTTCTTTGGGTTTACGCTTACGTGGTTTACCTCTTTTAGTTAAAGCGATTACATCATCTTCAGCAAAGATATCTAAATCGTAATCTTCTTCATAATGTGCCATGTTATTATCTTATTTTAATAACAGTATACGAAAAGAAAACAACATAACCAAACTAGTTTCTACCAGCGTTAAAATCACTTATAGTGTTTTGGATTTCTCTTAAGTTTTGAAAGAAAGTACCAACTTCATCATCGGCTTCAAATGCACCTAATCTATCTAGTTCTTTTAGTTTCTCATTAGAATTATTAACAATGATACTAATAGCATCCATAAATTGACGTTGGTCATTTACTGCTTTTTCTAAAACAGCATTACGTCTAATAATTAAAACTGCTCCAATAATTGCTAATTCAATAACATGAATTAAAATCACCCATAAAGCTATAATCATAATATTATCCTTTAAATTGTTGATCAAAATCATCAGGTTCTACAGAAATCATTTCACGAACCTTTTCAATTGCTTCTTTTAACATTTCAATAGATTCAAGAACTTGATCTTGAGAACCACCTCTATTTATTTGAATTTGAATACGATTAACAACCGCTTCTGTTTGT